GATCTACGATCTGCTGCTTGAATTCCGGAGTGTAAGATTTCTGGTTTTTCGCCATGTTGAACATCTCCTTTGTTTTTCACTTGATAGTATAGGTTGTTCAACTTTTCCTGTCCACACTTATATACTAACACCAATCTTCTGTCCCGTTGGCTTGTAAGTCATTTCAAGGGGGCTTTCCTTTATCTCCCAATGATTTTGAACCCCAAGACGGTTGATAGCCCATTTCAATTCAGTAAAGCAGCTATCTTTCAGTGTACGAAAAACTTTCCTGACAACAAGCAAGTTCGCATCCGGGTACTTCATCATATTCACGATATACCACAAAGCGGTTGTTTTTGACTTCTTGCTTGCACGGCTCCCCTTACAAACCCGGTATCTGCCCCGCCACTTCCAGAAAGTACCGTAACCCTTACCGACATATTCAGGAAGGGAAATCCTGCGCTTGCCGGAAGTAACTGCGCACTGTTCAGGCAAATATAAACGCTTCTGATAATCAAAAACGTATTGGCTGCTAATCTTCAAGAGCGTCTTCCCCTGAAATGACAACCGGGATATTCAGGTTCACATCCAGCTTGTCATTCCACATACCCAAGTGCTTCCCCAAAAGTTCAAGGGCTTTCAATTTGTCGTTCAGCCTGATCTCACGCTCAACCCCTTCACCCTTCTTTCCCGGAATCACTTTTACTTTCACAGATTGGATCGCTGCGGTATCGTCAGAGGTTGCGCCCTCTTTGATTGTGGCGCTCTCTGGATCAATCACGTCAGCAGCATTGACAAAGGCGATCTTTGCCAGCTCCAGAACAACCCGATCCTGATTCACCCCGGTTCGCTTGCTGCGGTCTGCCATTTTTTCAGAAATCGCTTCCGCAACTCTAGTTTTCCCTAGTAGTTCCGAACCTATCTTGTCAGCGTTCTTTGCTGAATACCCTGCCCTTATCGCTGCTTGTGTTGCGTTCAGGTCAATCAAGTATTCATCAACAAACCGCTGCTGCTTCTCTGTTAATCTTGCCATCCGGCAACACCTTCCTTTCCGCTGAAAAATATACTCAAATGAGTAAAAATAAATCAATCACCGGGCACAAAGCTCCAGCGACTGATTTTTCATATTACTATAATAGCACATATTAATGTAGGTTTGTGTAGGTTGTTTCAAATTCTTGCAGCGCATACCTGTGTAGCTCCCGCACATACTGATAAGTATAGTTCATTTCAACGGCGATCAATTCAAGCCTTTTGTTCTCAACATACTTTTTGTAAAGCAGTCTTATGTGATCTGACTTTTTCATGTTGTGAATCTCACCGATTATTTTGTGCTTCAGAGCAGCATAATCATCAAGCAAACTGTCAATCTCATTTTCAAGGCCAATGATCTTCACAATCTGCCATTCATAATTTGCGCCTTCTGGAAGGCTTGTCTGCACACGCTCTTTTGAATAATCAAAGCTGCCGATACTGGAAAGTCTTGCTCGAAGAGCCGCTTTCTCTTGAATCCTCTGATTAATAATTACATCAGCTTTATGTAATTGCTGCAAATATTCCTTTGCCGTCATAGTATCATCCTTTCTATCTTTAAAATAAACTTTTCAAAATTCATGTAATTCAAGATAAACAAATTATTTATTACTATATTATTTTTTATAAAAATACTGCAGTTCTATAATGATTTTCTCTTTTCGTTTAGAAGTTAGAATTAACTTGAATTATCTCAAACCGCTCACATAATTCTCTTATCCAGTCTTTTCTGGCAATCTGTTGAATCCATTCATCAGGAATACCGCTTTCTCCACCACAACCATAGATGATTCCGGCAAGCCCACCAGCAACCGCTGCTATAGTGTCCGTGTCACCGCCCAGGTTTACCGCCGTAAGCACACAGTCCCGGTAACTGTTAGTATGGTACGCGCACCACAACGCTGCTTCCAACGTGTCAACTACATACCCAGTACTTCTGATTTCATCCCGCTTCAATTCTGGTATCTTAGGAAGTCTGCTGAACTCTTTCGCCCATTCTCCAAAATACCCAAGAGAATATTTCAGGCAGTAGTCAAGCGTTCCGTACTTCAAAAGCTGTTTAGCCGTTGCAACGTAGAATCTGCAAGCCCGCTTTGAAATCTCATGCACATGAGTGAGACTGGAAACATTGTTAATATCGTTCATGCTGGACGGCATCAGCGCAAGGGGAAGAATACGCATCAGAGAGCCGTTCCCGTTGTACTTGCAGTGGTTCAACCCACATTTCAAAGGTTCGATTCCACAATCAAATCTCCGAATGGCTGCTTCCGTTGTGCCGCCCACGTCAAACACTTCCCCATAAGGCGTAAATTCACCTTTGTTCAACCATTTTGAAAAGCTCAACATAATGTGTTCCGGTATAATTTCACCTTCTGGAAACTGAATAATGCTCTCCATTGTAGCAAGTGTCAGGCTGCTATCATCCGACCAGGTACCGGGCGGCTGATTATATGTCCCATAACCGATCATATCCGTAACAGTGAAGGTATCACGCTGCTTGAACTCCACCGGAACGCCCAGCGCATCACCTACAACCAAACCCATAATTGCATCATATACTTTACCCATTCTTTTTCCCTTTCTTCTCTGTTTTTCAAATCTCTTTGCCGCCTCCAGAATTGCCTTTTGGGTACTGCATTCCTCTTTCAATTGCCGTTTAATATCTGGCCGTCCTGAATCTCCCCAATCCACTTCTCTACTGCTGCCACCTGCGCTTCTCTCTGCTCCAGCACTCTCTGACGATGCTTATATAATTCCCAATCGAATCCTACTACTCCTTCCGCATGAGGAGGCCAGATCTGATAATTTAAAATTGTGCTGTTCCCAAGCCCTGCATCTGTTGTCTGCATCTCCTCCAACTCTTCTTTGAGGAGAGGTATCTCCTGTTTGTATTTCCGGTACTTGTTCAGAAGCTTTTTTGTAATCTTAATCTGCATAGACTCCACTCCTCCTTATACGGCCTGCTGCCAGTAATTATTCCTTCTGTATTCCTGTATGGATACAGCTCGACTCCATGTAGGCCGCCTGCTTCTGCAAATATTTCCCGCGGGGGCAGCATGTTTCATTTTCATCCGAGAGAAGAAGCCAGTTCAATATCACAACATTTTTTGCATTTTTTACTTTTTTAAGTTCCTCCAACATCCGGTTTACATCTTCTATTGTCGGGGGAATGTTAATAGATTTACAAACATCACTGCTGACCTGTGTTTTCCCATTATTTTCACACAGGCATACAACGAGATATTTTCCTTTCTCCCTTATCTCCTGCATCGCCTTTCTTTCCAGTGACATGTCATCAGCTAAATTGTTCATCCTTCTGCCTCCTGATTCTTGATGTATTTCTTGCACACATACATATGCTTGCTTTTTTTCAGCCTCCTATCCATGCCTCCATCGTGTCCGACAGAAGAAGATCGGCGCCAAACCGCTCCTTGATTTCCTTTTTAAACAATTTGTTCCACACCGCCTTTATCCACGTAATCAGCCCCATTTAATCACCCGATTGTTATTTTAACTGTACTTTGCACCCACAATGCCAACAATACACAACGTCGCGCTTAACCGTCTTTTCACGCTTTTTCCACACTTCGTTATATGTCCCGCATTTGGGACAGGTTCCAACGTATTCATATGGAATAGCTTTTGGCTCGAATCTATCCATATCCCTGCAAGCTCCATATTTGCAGCCTTCCCTCGTGCAATCATTACAGCTTTTCATCAATATATCCACCTCACTCTCTCATTCCACCGCCTGACAGATTCCTCTTTAATTACCCGTACATGCATTTTCTAATAAATTCTTTCGGAATTATGATTGAATGTTTTCTAAGCACCTCTTTCTGCATTTCTTTAACAGAAAACCCGGCCTCACCGGGATAGGCTTACTCCTTTCTCAATCTATTAAAATATTTAATTAACCTCATTCCACTTTCTGATTGCATCCTCTTTATTATTCGATAAAGAGTAATAAAATTTCCAATCACATTCATCTCCCCTGTCTGGATTATTACATCTCACAGCGCATTTAAGCCCTCCACTTTTCCAAATTTCTAATGCAGGCTTTACTCTACACCTATTGCATATTTTCAATTTCATTATTCCTTCCACCTCCCCAACAACCGCATCATCCGGTTTTTCACTTAATTTCTTCATTTCTGCCCTTTACTAAATCCTGATTCAGTTTAACAGTTCCGGATTGTCAAAAATGTTTCCTACGACCTCTACTGATTTCATGGTTCCGATATTCAAGCATGGAGCATACCTGATCTCTTTGTCCAGCGGATAAGCCGCAAAATGTGTGCAGTCCGCTTTCCAGGCAACTCTAAACAGTTTTTTATTGTACCGGATGATATCATTTTCCCAAATCTTCCTGCTGCCCTTGTCAGTCAGGCCGGTGTACTGGCAGACGGTTTCATGCTGCACCTCCAGCAAATCATCATCTGTACTGATTGCTGCTCTGCCGTCCGGTGCATGAATCAAATCTCCTTCCAACCATTCACCGTTATCAATCCGTTTCCCTCTGAATAAAATTTCTCTCATGCCATCACCTTTCCCAGCTATATTACAAATGACAACTGTTCCCGGCTGGCATCAATCCGCATATTCGGCATCCGCTCCGCCACGCACAGCTCCGGCAGGTTTGCTCTTACCAGCGCCGCCGCGACCGGAGGGCATACCGCATTCCCGCACCGTTTTACCTGCTCTGCACGGCTGTATGATTTTCCGGTATCGTCCCGGTCTATTATGTAATCTTCCGGAAAGCCCTGGCATCCATACAGTTCCCGCGGCTCCAGCATCCGCAGGCCAATATCCACAATGGCGTAATCCATCCCTTTAACCGTAACCAGACCAAACCTGTCATTTGCCGTTACCGTACCCAGAGGACCTTTTATGTTCTGGCCAATCCCCTGTCCATAATATTTCATCAGGAAGGCCCGTACTTCACCGAAATGACCATCCCCTGCCGTTATCGTCGGGATTGGCTCTGTCATATTCCTTCCGTCACAATGGTTGTTCATCTGTATCAGATGCACGGCGCACATACTGTTATGATCCCGCGCCGTTATTGTCGGAAGAGGATTTTTTATATCCGCCCCGGCTCCTTTATAACCGCCGTCAAAATATTTTTGAATAAAGGCGCTGACCAGGGCATATCTGTTGGAGGCATCCACTGTCATAATTGGATCTGCCGCCTGCTGTCCTCTCACTCCATTGTCCGTTGTCTCTGAATGGTACTGTATCAGAGCCGGAGCTATCAGAAAATTCCGGTTTCCGGTAGTAATGACAGGGAGGTCGTCTCTGACAGCTCTTCCATGATTGATCTGAATCAGAAACGGCTCCGGGTTCTCCAAAACAAATTTCTGCAGCCCTCTGGCGATCCTGCGCATCGTCTTTTCCGCAAGCGGACGCTGCGCCCGGATTCCGTACTTCTCCCATATTTCCTGCTTTGTATCAAAAATACTGGGGCATGGCCGGGAGAAGTCTATCTGGGTATATGCTCCTTTGTATGGCTTCAAAAGCCCGGATTTCACCGCTTCACTGTCACGGGGCGCGTATTCCGGCGCCGGCCATACAATCGGCTTCCCGTCGCTTCTGGCAATCAGAAACAGGCGTTTCCTCATTGTCGGCGCTCCATAATCTGCCGCCGTCAGCTCCCGGCTTTGAACTTCATAGCCGAGAGCCTGAAGCTGCCCGACAAACTTCCGGAAGGTTTCCCCCTTTTTCTTTTTGACTGGCCGGTGTCTGCGGTTCAGCGGCCCCCAGTCTTTAAATTCCTCCACATTTTCCAGTATAAGGACCCTCGGACGCACCAGCCCCGCCCATCTGAGAGCCACCCATGCAAGGCCGCGGATATTCCTGTCCTTCGGTTTTCCGCCTTTGGCCTTGCTGAAATGCTTGCAGTCCGGCGAAAACCAGGCCAGCGCAACCGGACGTCCGGCACATGCCTCCACCGGATTTACAGCCCAGACAGACTCACAGTAATGCCTTGTCCCGGGATGGTTCGCTTTATGCATCCGGACCGCTTCCGGGTCATGGTTGACCGCTATGTCAACACTGTATCCGGTCGCTGTCTCAATCCCGGTGCTGGCTCCGCCTCCTCCGGCAAAATTGTCCACGATCAGTTCTCCGTTTATCATTTTTTCCTCCTTGATATATCCTGCGGCCTCATATAGTATTATCAAAATCCTTTCATTCTGCCTGCCCCGTAAGCCTTGCATATTCTTTAAATATTCTGTTTACTATACAATTTCCGCAGTCTGCACCATCTTCCCCGCCGCCATCGAAACAATATCCACAGCCCATAAAATCATCCGCTCCGCCTTCCCGGTCAACCGTACAAAGGTCTTTGGGTACAGGGCCTTCTATGTAATCTATCATCTGTATTGTCCGGCTCTCTGTTTCTTCTTTGTCCATATCCGGCCCTTCTCCATATTTCTCCGCACAGGCTTTGCTGTCCGGGAAGAGAAACATACAGACTCCTTCTGTTAT